TCATCCATTATTTTTTCTAAAATAGTAGTTAAAGCAGTTACTTCGTTTTGTGGTATTGGAGTTTCTATTGGCTCATCATAGATGCGCGCCCCTAGTTGGAGCGCGGCTTCTATGACAACAGGTATTGTTATCTCTTTAGGTACTCCTGCTTCTAACCTAGAAGAATACCCTGCGAGAGTGCCTACATGTAGATCTTCATCACTTATTAATTTCATTATTTACCCTAAAAAATTCCCCCTCCTAAGAGGGGGGTAATAGTTTGGAGTTTATGAAATATAAGCGTTCATTACGAGGTCACCAGCTTGGCCTGTACCTGCTGGAACTTCTATATGAATATCTATATGTGTGTCGGCAGTAAACGTGTGTGGCAAGGTTGTAGCAGTGTTAGCTGCATCAAACCCGCTTACGCGTAATACTCCGCCAGCTTGCGCGACAGTAGACCCATTTGAAAACAAAGTTGACGTAGTGGCTGAGTCACCTGTTGCTGTATCAGAGTTGTAAGCACCAACATCTAATACGATAGCAGGAGAGCCAGCTGTATCTAAGTCAGTAGAAACTAAAGTTAAAGCATGAATAGTTTCACCTTTGCTGACAGGGATCATTCGGTACACAGTATTGTCAACCTGCGCATCTGCAGCAGTAACAGCTTGTGTAACTGTACGAACACCGACAGTACCTTTTGGGAAAGGGGTAAAAGACGTATTAGTCTCGACCATCCCAGATTTTACGAGTTTTGCGATAGTAGCCATGATTAGATTACCTCTCTATTACTGGGCTGTGTCGATACGAATAACACCGAAATCTTCAACTGTGCCGGAGACGTCTGTGTTAAATATAGGCTTACGTAAGCCGAAAATCTTACCAATACTGATACCGTGCTGGTTACCGTAGTCGAAAGACTCTTCGACAACGTCAGCCACACCAATGTCAGCCATAGCAAGTGCTTGAGCGCCACAAAATAGAGCCGCGCCGTGTTCTGCAGCAGAACCCCATTTAACAGCTTGTTGTGAATCATTACATACATGGCGGAACTCATGGATCATAACGCCATCAACCATTAAGCTGTTGCTGCCCGCAAACAAGGTGTTGCCTGAACCACGAACACCAGCATTACGTACGTTAGCCAAGAAGTCGCTATCTAACTTAAGATCAACCATTTGTTTTGGTGTAACAAACATATGGTACATTTCTTGGTTGCCAGTACCGCGCATACCGCGAATGTAAAGATCTTTTGCTTTAGCCTTAGCTTCAACAATACAACGGTAGCTCATTTTATCGACATCGTCGCTGTCGCCAGAACCAGAAGCGACTAATGATGAAGTTGCTCCGTCAGTGCCGGAATAATCCCATCTAAAGTGACGGTTTGCTGAAGGTGATGTTACATCTGACGCAAACTCTAGTGCGCTTAAGTTCTGGCCAGTAGCTAGAACAGGTCGATCTGCACCGTTGTTTTTGTAAGCGTAAGAAATACCTGACAAAGTCAAGAATGCCATTTGGTCAATACGATCAGCCATTGCATAAGCAAGTGCATCACGAGATTGTTCACGGAAGTTAACGACAGTTTTTTGATCGGTTAAACGACCTGCAAGACGGTTAGCGAAACGTAATTGATCCAGCTGGATGCTGATATCATACGCGCGTAGTCTTTCTTCGTTACCTTCTAAATCGTGATCGCCGGTAACACCATCGCCAGTCATGTCAGCTAAAAGAGTTAAATTAGCTTTCGTGCCTTTTTGAGTTTTAGTAAGTTCAGTAATTCGCTGTACCATAGCGTTTGAGCCGGTACCTGCGAACTGGTTAATAAATGAATTGTTGCGAGCTACGCGCCAAAAGTCGCGAGACCACGCTTGAAGTTGAGTAGCACTCAACGTAGAAAAGTTAGTCTTCATGGTTTTCTCCAAAAATTAGACAAATAAAGTTTGTGGCACACGCCACCGTTATTAGCCGACTTAATGGAGCGGCTAATCCGTTTCCCCGTATCGTGGAGCGACGAACTAGCGCTGATTGACGAGGCGCGACCTCGATAAGCTTAACGCCCTTATAGGCGAGAACGTTTTTAACGTGAGCGGCACGGCCATATATCGTAATGGCATACGAATGTTCATCCAATAGTAGTATAGGTTATTAAAAGATGCAACTTTTATTTTCTATACTTAGCTGTTTTCTTAGCTACTTTTTTTGGCTGTTTACTAAACTGTTTTCCTTTTTTAGTATCAGATTTTTTCTTGCGGCTAGTAGCAGCGTATTCTTTTTTAGACAACGCTTCTCGGGCTTTTTTAGGTAAATACCGTTCGCCTGTGGCTTTCTTACCTTGGGTACTGTTTTTACCTGACTTAGTACCCCATTTTTCCTTAGTCCATTTTCTTAAACTTTTTTGCGATTTTTTAAGGGGCATTAGTCTCTATACCCCCCGCCCTTAGCTTTGTATTGTTTAGCCAACATCTGCGCTTTCCTAGCTGACCACTGGCCGGCCTTACCGCCTTTTGAGCCTGCTTTTATCTTGTTAAACAAATTTTTACGCATAGTAGGTTTGGTATAATTACCTGCTTTGTTCACCGAAGATTTTTTAGTAGGCATACTTAGTAACCTCTTTTACTACTCGTTTTTTTCTTCTTTTTTACTTTTTTTCCAGATTTTTTAGCAGCTTTAGCTGCAGCCATTTTACCTTCTTTTGTATAAGGGAATTTTTTCTTTCCTACTGTTGGCATAATCTTTACCTCACCATTTGACTTTATTGGCCCAATAGGCCGCTGACATTTTTCCTTTTGATATGTTCCGTCCATGACGGGCCTTAAACGAGGCCCGCTTTTTCTTCATGCGATCCGACTCACCCTTCTTAGGTTTACCTGCAGTTTTAGCTCCTTGCTCGCCAAATCGTATAGTTTTTACTCTATCACCTTCTTTAGCTACTACAACATGTGATTTTTTGGGGTGGCTGGGTGTCCGTTTTGGCTTGTTAAACCCGCTAACGCCTGCTCTTGCTAGGCGTGGATCTTTTTTTGCTGGCATTAGACAATATCTCCTCTTAGCCTAGCTAAAGTTGCTGCTGGAAGTGCATCAAATTCATCGTCAGACATGGACTCTAAGTTTGTTGCGCCGTCACTATGTGCAGCTGTTGACTCTCCGGGTAATTCCGGCGGTTGAGCTTCGGCAGCTTTAAGTTTTTTACTAATTTGTGCCCGTTTTTTAGCCACTTCGTCAACAGGTGATGCGCCTAACGAAGGTTTTTGTTCGTCGGCATCAAGCCCCTTGTCGGCTACAACATATCTTACCGCTTTTCCTAGTGCATCTACAACATTTGATCCGGTAGAAATAAAAGCGTTTCTTAGCTCAACAACTTCGTTGGTTAAAGCTTCATCAAATTGATCAGACTCCCTATTAAAAACGGGATACGCTTCTTCCATTGCAGCTGCAGCTTGCTGGAGTGCATTCATTTCCCTATCTTGTTGAACAGTCTGCGTCATTTCTTTGCGCATTTCAAATTCTAACTGTTTACGCTCGGCGATTCTAATCTCCCTGCGTAAATTAGCGGCTTTTTCTACTTCGCCATCAAGTACGTACTCTTGATACTCTTTTTCTTTATCATCAAATTCATATTCTTCAGGGGCTTCTTGCTCTTTCTCTTTATTAGCAGCATTAAGCTCGTCTAACTGTTTTTGTAAAGCTTTCTGTTTAGACAAAACCTCGTCTAATCTAGATTTTGGTACCATGGGCTTAGAAGCTTTTTCTTCTGCAGCAGGAGCTGGTTCTTCTAGTTCAGCTTCAGGCTCCTCGGCAGTATCTTCTGCTTCGGTTTCTTCTTGCTCTTCTTCTGTGGCTTCTTCGGAGTCTTCTACTTCTTCTGTTTCTGCCTCTGCTACTACCTCTTCTGTGTCTGTCTCTGCTACTTCAACTTCAACTTCTTCAAAAGACATGTCTAGCGTTACTTCGTCCTCGTCCATTTTATCTGCGCCGGGCATAACATCCAGTTGTATTACATCATTATCTAACTTGTCGTCACTCATAGAGAACTCCTATTACTGTTCCTGTTGGGGGGTGGGTGGTTTTGGTTGTTGTAAACTAGGTTTAGTAGCTTGTTGCATAGCTGCAGTTGCAATTTTAGCGGCGGTACCAGCTTCGCTTTGCTCTCTACGTAATTGATTAGTGCTAGAGGAGAGATCCCTGCGTAATTGTAACTGCTCTTGGTTCATAGCTATCTTAGACTGAAGATCTGCGATACGAATTTGCGGATCTTGTTCCAAATTACCTGCTTTAACTGTATTAAGCTGGGCTTCGGACTGTATTTTCATAACTTCGGCTTGCATCTTAGCTAATTCTAATTGAATCTGCTGCATTTCTATCTGCTGTTGCATAGCTAATACTTCTGCTTGCTGTTCTGTAGGAGGCTCTTGGCCTGTCATAGTACGAATACGTTGTGCAAGTTCTGCTTTTCTAGACAGATGGCTGTACTCAATAATTGCATCGTCCGGTACTACAACGCCTGCTTGCCGTAAACTAATTGCTTCTGCAAATTGTATTTCGTCAAACGTATCTCTAGCAGGTGCAGACCCTATTATAACGTCGTACTCCCCTATAGTCATGTTATTAATAATCTCCCCTTCTGGGGTCATTTCATTAATAACCATTTCTTCTCTAGGTTTCATAGGGTCATTCTCGTTAGTAATTTGAATGACTCTTTGTTCTGAATAAAACGTCTGTATAACTTCTAATATCTTCTCCGCTAGGTACTGTCTTGTTTTGCGAAGGTTGTCCAGAGGCACTTGGATCATAACCGCGCCACGGTTTTGTTTAGCTTGTATAGCTACGCCTGATACTTCGGCGCTATCAGTACCTAACATACTATCATTCACGCCTGATATAGTTTTAATATTTTCAGCGGCTTTTTGTGCGATTCTATCTAGCCCAGTAGGTATCTGGTTTGCCTGTATCTTCATCGGTGGCTGTGTACCGCGCGCGTACTCAAGTACAAGTCCGGTTTCTGCACCGTGCTCCTCAAGGTCATCCGCGGTCATACCAACAAGCGACCCTGACTCTACCATCCAACCGCTGTTTGCTGTCGTATTAACA